AACCCACGCCAACACTGGGCGCAGGCGTAGTCAATCGGCAATGCTTTGATTGACTACAGATGCTTACAGCTACCTACACTAGTAATGCAGACAGCAGACAGCAGACAGCAGACAGCAGACAGCAAGGGTAGCACTAGTGTCAATATATTGACGCTTACCCTTGCAAGCCTTATAAATCAATGACATACAATAACGTCAAATAATTGACACTTAACCTTAATCCCTTGCAACCCGCGTATTTCGTGGCTTCCAGCGATAGGGGGGGCGTCTTTTGAGAAAAAAAGCGCAGGCGGGGAGGACTTGACAAGACGACTGGCGGGGGCATTATCTCCAACGTTTGCATTTTTCCTATACTATTTGCATTTCCCATATATACCGTCAAATAAATGACACAACGTCAAATAAATGACGCATAGGGGGGGGGGTGTTCATTTTCAAAGAGGGCGCAAAAGATTCACAGACAAAAAAGCCGTTTCCATATATATTATAAATAATTTTTAACAAGCTAAGGATTCATGCGACCATGCAATCATTTCCATATACACCAAGAGAATTAAAAGTTACAGAGGCGCGTCTGAGCGCAATTTACGAAGCGTCTGCGCTAGGGCTAAAAGGGGACAAGCTCGCGCTTGCGGCAGGGCTACTTCCAAGCGAGTATCGGCAGTTGTGCCAACTCGACCCAAACGTTGAGCTGATGGCGATGAAGGGCGCCGCTGACGCAGAGGCGCAAATGGCACGGGTGCTAAAAGAAGCTGCGCTAGGGGGCGATACAAAGTCGGCATTAGCAATTCTTCAAAATGTACACGGGTGGGCAAGTGCTAAGGAGCAGAATAAGGTGGCGTTTGGCATCACTAACGCGGACGGTACAGCGGCAAGCCTTGTCATAGGGTGGGAGTCATGAAGGTTGTCATCCCCTACAAGCCAAGAGATGTGTTTAAGCCTCTTCACGCGAGAAAAGAAAGATGGGCGGTTGTGGTCGCTCACAGAAGGGCGGGCAAGTCGGTAGCGTGTATTAACGAATTGATAAAGTGTGCTTGTACAGACGCCAGCGGAGATGGTAGGTATGCCTACATCTGCCCATACTACTCACAGGCAAAACAAGTAATCTGGGATTATTGTAAGACGTTTACAAAACCCATACCCAACATAAAGGTGAACGAAAGTGAATTACGACTCGATTTTCCAAACGGGGCGCGTATTCAGTTATTTGGTGCTGACAATCCTGACAGGTTGCGCGGTCTTTACTTTGACGGGATTATTGCTGACGAGTATGGCGATTGGAAGTCAACTGTATGGCCGTATGTTATCCGTCCTGCGCTGGCTGACCGCAAAGGGTGGGCGATAATTATTGGAACGCCAAAGGGTAAGAATAGCTTTTACGAACGCTTTGAAGCGGGCAAGCAAGACAAGGACTGCTTTACCTTGCTGCTGACCGCATCTAATTCGGGCATCCTCGATCAAGAAGAAATTGACGCGCTGCGAAAGGAGTTGTCGGAGGACGCATGGCTACAGGAGATGGAGTGCAACTTCGACGCGGCGATACCGGGGGCTATTTACGGCAGAGAAATGTATGAAGTGGGGCAATCGGGTAGGGTAAGGCCTTGCTATGACCGCAAACTCAAGACGTATGCGGCTATCGATTTGGGATGGAGCGACGACACGGCGATTTGGTGGTTTCAGGTGGCCGGCAAAGAGCTTAGGTTTATTGACTGTTACAGCAATAGTGGAATGCCTATCGCGCACTACCATGACATTTTGCAGAGTAAAGGCTATGATTATGGCGAATGGTTATATCTGCCGCACGACGCGAAGGCTAAATCTTTGCAGACGGGCAGAAGTATTGAGGAGCAATTTCGCTCGCTTGGTTGGTCGCCTAGAATTGTCCCAAATATATCACTTATGGACGGGATACAAGCCGCTAGGTTATCATTAGCAAACTGTTGGTTTGACCCAAGCTGCAAAGAGGGGATGGAAGCGCTCACACAGTACCAAAGAGAGTATAATGTGGAGAAAAAGGTGTTTAATGAACGACCCAAACACGATTGGACATCTCACTTTGCTGATGCTTTCCGGTACGCGTGTCTTGCATGGCGTGAACAACGCCCTGAAGCAGCGGCAAAACCCAAAGCGAAATACTGGGAAGACCAGTCCTTAGAGGAGTTGTGGGAACACAGCTCGAAACGTAGAGGTAGACGAATATAATGAGTGACAAACTATCAGCACAGCCTTGGCACGACGAAATATCGCGCTACCAAGAAGAATATAAGAAGTGGACGGAGCGTGGCGAGAAGATTGTCAAGCGCTACCGTGACGAGCGCAAAGACGCAGAGCAAGCGGACGCACGATTTAATATTCTTTGGTCTAACGTACAGACACTAAAGCCTGCCATTTACGCAAAACCGCCCAACCCTGAGATTTCAAGACGCTTTGACGATAGAAATGACGCCGGCAGAGTAGCAAGCATAATTTTAGAGCGCGTTCTTGATTTTGAAATTAAAGAATACCCTGATTTTCACGACACGCTGTCTTGCGTGGTGGACGACAGACTACTTCCGGGCAGAGGCGTAGCATGGCTGCGCTACGAACCTAAGATTGAAGAATTTGAGCCTCAAATTACCAATTATACGGAAGTGGGTGATGGTGAATATACCGCAGAGCGCACACCGGATGAAGAAAACGGGTTAGCACAGACTGAAGTCTATGAACGTGTCGTGTCGGAAACAACACCGGTGGATTATGTCTACTGGCAAGACTTTGCACATCTACCTGCTCGAACATGGGACGAGGTGACATGGGTAGCGCGTCGCGTCTATATGACGTTAGATGAAGGGATTGAGCGTTTTGGCGACATTTTTGAGAAAGTCCCGTTAACTAACACGTCAAACCGTAAAGACGGCGACAAAGAAACCACTAAAGCCGATAAAAAAGCGGAAATTTGGGAAATTTGGTGCAAAGCTGAAAAATGCGTTTATTGGATTGCGGATAATTACGATGTCATCCTAGACCACAGAGATGACCCTCTAGGCTTGACTAGCTTTTACCCCTGCCCTAAGCCTTACTTTGCCACTACATCAACAGGGACGCTGATTCCTGTAGCTGATTTCTTACTTTATCAAGACCAAGCAGACGAAATTGACGAGCTAACAGGTCGAATCAAGCATTTGACCAAAGCGCTCAAAGTGATGGGTATTTACGCGGCGGACGAGCCTGCGATTGAACGCTTGATGAAAGAAGGTAATGATGGGGTGCTTGTTCCTGTCAAAAACTGGGCGGCGTTTGTTGAAAAAGGCGGATTGCAAGGCGCGGTTCAGTTTATGCCACTTGGCGACGTTGCGTCAGCACTGCAACAGCTTTATCAAGCGCGTGAATCATGTAAACAAATTATTTACGAAACAACAGGGCTTTCCGACATTATGCGTGGCGCGTCGGTAGCGAGTGAAACAGCGACAGCGCAGCAGATTAAGAGCCAATACGCGTCGTTGCGACTTGGCAACATGAAAGATGGGCTTTACCGCTTTGCGCGTGAAATTCTACGCATGAAGTCAGAGATTATCTGCTCAAAATACCAACCACAGACATTAATTGAAGTGTCAGGTATTATGAACACGCCTGACGCTCAATTTGCGCAGCAGGCAATTGAGTTACTTAAAAATGAGCCTGCTAGAGTCTTTAACGTTGACATACAGACAGACACGTTAGTTGAGCTTGATAAACAGACTGAAAAAGCAAACCGCATGGAGTTTTTGCAAGCGGTGAGTAGCTTTATTAAAGACGGTATTGGCGCGGTTAAAGAAGACCCTGCCATAGCGCCGTTAGTTGGAGAGCTATTGCTTTATGGTGTTCGAGGATTTAAAGCAGGGCGTGAACTTGAAGGCGTACTTGAACAGTTTGTTGACCAAGCGGCTAAAAAAGCACAAGGGCCTCAACCACCAAGCAAAGACGAGCAACGCACACAAGCCGAGGCGCAAATTGCCCAAATGAAGATGCAAGCACAACAACAGTCAGAGCAGGCGACAATGCAGCTTGAACAAGTGAAACTTCAAGCAAGCAATCAGCTTGAACAAGCTAAACTCGAGTTTGATAGATGGAAAACACAGCTTGATAACGACACTAGAATTGCTATTGCACAGATTCAAGCTCAAAATAGCATGAAACAACACGTCTTAACGCTTAACGCAGGAAAAGACGCGGATGCAATGACAGAGCTTGACGAAACGGGAACACCTCAAGTCAGTCAATTATTGTCAAGCTCACTAGGCAATGTTATCGACAGCGTTAACATGAACATGACTCAAATGATGACAATGGCAAATCAACAAAACCAAGCATTGCTCGACAGAATGTCTGAAATGCACAACCAAGTAACTCGTCCAAAACAAGTTGTTCGGGACGCTAACGGCAAAATTATAGGAGTCAAATAAATGGCAGTCACACTTAACACTACCTTGCGCAATTCACGCGCGGATGCAATTACCACTTTTGCTGGTAACGGCGCTAAACTTAGAATTTATACTTCTGGCGCAGTTCAGCTAGTGGAATGCGTTTGCGGAACACCGTTTGCTGGCGCGGCTTCTGGCGGAGTGCTTACCTTAAGCGCAATTACAGCAGGTACAGCAGGCGCAACAGGGACAGCAGCTAACGCAAGTATCTATAAATCAGACGGTACGACATTGGTCGTATCAGGATTAACCGTTGGCACGTCAGCTAGCAATATTAACTTATCAAGTACGTCTGTTACAACTGGCGACAGCGTGGCTATTTCTTCTGCAACCATTACGGAAGGTAACGCATAATGGCTTTATGGGATGCTGGAATATGGGACACCGCTAAATGGTCTACCATTGAGGCGACGGCGTCCATAACGCTTGATGACGTTACGTTTGCTAGTACAGGAAAGCTAACGCACAACGGCACGTTAGCCGTTACGCTTGATGACGTTACGTTTGCTAGTACAGGAAAGCTAACGCACAACGGCACATTAGCCGTTACGCTTGATGACGTTACGTTTGCTAGTACAGGAAAGCTAACGCACAACGGCACATTAGCCGTTACGTTAGCGGACATCATCTTTACTGCTACAGGCAATGAAGTTCAAACGGGAATATTAGCAATTACGTTAGAAGATATTGCGTTTGCAGCCACAGGCGGCAAAGTTAACAGCGGTACTTTAGCGGTTACGTTAGACGATATTACATTTGTAGCTGCGGGGAATGAGGTTCAAACGGGCGTATTAGCGGTTACGTTAGATGATATTATTTTTTTAGCTACGGGTTCAGAAATACCACCGTTTTTAATTGACAATAGACGCGGCGGCTTAAAAGCCAAGAAAAAAGAATACAAAAACAACAGCGCCGACGTTAAAAAAGCGATTGAAGACGCCGTTGAAGCAGTCACTGGAGAGCCTAAACCAAAGGCTAAGGTTGCACCTAAAGTTGAAGAAAAGCCTGTTACTTTTGTTGAGGATTATGAAGCAATCCTCCGCATGGAAACTGAAAAAGCTGCACTAGAGCTTGCTATCGCGCAAATGCTTGAATACGAGCGTGACGACGAAGAAGCCATACTTTTACTATTATGATTGGAGATTAAAATGGGGTACGAAATTATATCCGCTGTCAGTAGCACTGGTGTTCCAGTCGCTGCAAGAGCCGACGGCAACGTTGTAGGCATAAGCACCAACGGTACACGCGCCACTTTTCGATATGTTGCGCAGGACATTACACCTGTGGCAACCGCTACAGACGTGCTTGTAATATCTGGTTCTGCAACAAAAATTATTCGCGTGACAAAAGTGGAGATTGTGGGTACGGCTACGACAGCATCCATATATGACCATTACATTATTAAGCGCACCGTTGCTAACACCGCAGGTACATCAACTAACGTGACCGCTGCACAGGCAGATTCAGCCGATGACGCGCAAACAGCAACATTAAAACTCTATACTGCAAACCCTTCAGCCTTAGGCACTGGCATTGCAATAGAAGCCCATAAAACGTACTTATCCGCTAGCGCAACGCCGGGCGCGGCAGCACTGCCGACATCTTACGAGTTTGGCGTTCGTAATGACAAAGCTATCGTTCTTAGAGGCACTTCAGAGTCTTTAGCAATTAATTTTAACGGGCAAGCCGTACCAACTG